TCAGCGCGGCGTCAGCGGCGTGGCGCAAGCCATCAGCGCAGACAGCAGCCGCACCTCGTAGCCCTCGCGCCTGTCGATCTCTGCCAGCGCGGCGCGCAGCAGATCGAAGGGGTCGGCATCGTCGGCCAGGGCTTCCGTGGGCATGCTGGGCCGGTCCGGGATGGGCTCGCGGCACTCCACAGGCACGGGCACCTTGACCTCTTGGATTTCGACTCGCGGCACGGAGCCGCAGCCGGCCAGGGCCAGCGCGGCCAGCAGCAAGATGGCGCGCATCATGGCTTGGCCCTCCCCTTTAGCCAGTCGGCACCCAGGACCTGGAGCGCGGCGCAGCTGTCGCCGGCAGCGGGCTGGCGGGACAAGGTGTAGTCCGCGCGGGCGCTGAGCTCGGCGGCCTGGCCAGCGGCAGCAGCACGGGCCGGTGCCGCCTCGGCAGCACGCTGCTCGGCCATGGCGCCCAGGGCCTCGGTCGCATCGCTGCAGGCCTGGGCGGACTGGCGGGCGCCGTCGCGCTGCTGCTGCATGCCGGTCAACTCGGTGCGGGCCGTGGCCGCATCGTCCCGCGCGGACAGCCAGGCCCAGCCAAGCAGCAGGTTGCCGGCCACGAGTGCTGCAATGGCAATGGCTACATTCGAGCGAATCGGGAATAATGAAATCATGAAACATGTCCCTCATCAAATACGGAAGGCGGAATCAGCCTTGGCCGGCCGAGAGGCGGCTTTTCGCGGGGTCGCTTTCACGGCGCGGCTTGCGACGGATGCGCTCGCAGAACTGGGCTTTGCGCTGAACTGTGCGGCTGGGACAGACGAAGCCAAGCGCGCAGAAGAGATTTCGGCGTCTACCCTGGCAAGGGCGCAGAAGAAATAGGCGCTCAGCGCGCCGCCAGAAGGTTTTTCCCAACCCGCCGCGCCCAACCCTTCCCGAAGCCCCCCCAGGTCGGCAGATCGGTCATGAAGAGCAACCGGTGGCCGTTATAGCGGGCAGCCAGAGCCGGCCCAGCAGCTGCAGCAGCCGACATGGTCTTGGGGCCGAGAATGCCGTCATCAGCCGCGCCGGCCGCACGCTGCAGCCACTTGATGGACTGCACCGGGCCGCTGTTGACCGCGCCGTCGAACACATCGAAGCGCACCGCCTCGGGCAACTGGTCAGCCTTCACGGCATCCCAGTACAGGCGGCGATAGATTGCCTTGGCGCGCTCGCGCGGCAGGTCGCGCATCTCGCCCAGGTAGCCGTCGGCGCGCGCGACACGGGCCGTGACGCCCCACATGGTCTCGCCGCCCGGGTCCGCCGAGTTGTTGCTGTAGCCGCCCTCGTGGCCGAGCAGGCGGTCGAATGCCTGGTCAAAGTTCATAATCCTCTTGCCTCCGCATGGGGTGGCCAGCGCCATGCCAGCGCGCCACATTAATGAGCAGGCCAGCGAGCACACAGGCGCTGAAAATGGTGTCGCCCACAGTGGTCCAGGTGCCCCACAGGGCCGGCTGCATGCCCGAGGCCAGCGCGCCGGCCAGGAGCAATGCATACCTGGCCCGGGCCAGCTTGTGCACGCGGGCAACGTGGGAGTTGAGGCGGCAGATGCAGGCCCAGCCGATGGCCAGGCAAATGCCCAGGTTGAGCATCGCGAGCAGCTGATGGGATTGCCATGTCATGGAGTGCCCCCTTCCCCGCCGCCGCCCGCTTTTCGCTCCAGTACGCGGCCGGCGCGCTCGAAGACCCAGCGGCCCAGGCGCGGCCAGTCGTCGCCCACGCCACCCACGACGAGTGCGATGGGAGCGAGCATCCAATTCGTCTCATCCATGCCCATCCAGCGCCCGGCAAGCGTGGCCAGGCCAGCAGTGATGAGCAAGGCCGTGGCGTTGAGCCTGGCGAAGTAGCCCACGGCGCCGAGCCGCGAGCTGGGATCTCGCCGACCCAGTGCCCAGGCAGCTCCCACGGTCGATGCAATGAGGATCACCGCATACGGACCGATGTAGCCGGCCATCGCCGGCCCAAAGAGCACTGACGCGATGGCCACAGCTGCGGCTGTCGGTTCGAGTTGATTCATCGTCGCCCTCCTCCGGGCTGTTTTGGGCATGAAAAAACCCGCCGAAGCGGGTTGGTGTTGGTCGGGGCTGATCAGAGCGTCACAGCGAGCGCGAAGGCGGCATCGAGCGATTCCGGCGTGCCGCCGAGCTGGGCCCACAGAGCTGACAGGAACGGGTTTTGCCGCTCCCAGGTGTCGGCCTCGTACTCGATTTGGGCCGCGCGCTTGTCGCTGCCCTCGGGCATTGCTGCGATCGCAGACTCGGCCGCTTCGAGCAGGCCCAGCATCAGCAGTGCGAGCCGGCCCTGGCGGCGTGAGCACAAGTGCGGCACGGCATCGACATGCTCAGCATCGGGCCAGCGCGTCACAACAAGGCCACCCACGGTTTCAGTGATCATCTGCATCAGCTCTGCCCCTGGATGATGTGAGCGAAGTAAGCCTGCCCGGCCCCGATTGCGACGCTTGGAGTCACGTATACAGAGACAGATCGACGGAACTCTGGAGAGTAAGAGTCTGTCCATGCGTTTTCCGCTTGATCTGTAGCCCCTGGCGTCGTCCTGCCGACCAGCGTGCATGCGCGTGCACCAGCAGGGAAAACCGGCGTCACATCGAGGACAGCTCGGCCATCCAGAACCACTTCGAACCGTATATTCCGGGCTGTGCTGCCTGATACGCCAAGGAACCCCAGAATTCCCTTCCCCGTCGCACTCACAAGTAGTGTGCGAACACCGGCAGATATAACAGGAGATGCGATTGTTGCGCCGCCCGCATAAATTGAAATCGCTGTGGTTGTGAGTATTCCAGAAGCCCGCGAGGCAATCGCAAGCGTCCTGCGATAGCTTATTGCGTCGTAGTTTGTCGTGTCATCAGCAGGATCTGTACTGCCAGCCCCATCGGCGGTTTTACGCCGATAAATCTCGCCGTCTGCTGGGCTTATTACTGCCTCATATCGGCGCACTGTCATGCCGGAAAACCACAAGGGCGCATTTGCCCCGCCGCTGAACATCTGCGAATAATTCAGACTCATGCCCAGTTACCTCCATATCCCACAACCTCAAACCACCCCATTTGCGGGATCAGCATCGGCGACTGCGGGTCTTGCCCCTTAACAGTCTTCCCATTCCAGTTGACGCTGAAATCCCCTGTAGACGCATTGGTAGTCTTTATGCGCCCAGCATCCGGGGGGGAGGCTGGCATCGTCAGCGTGATGCCCGCCACAGTGACGATGTAGTGCACCCCAGCGACCGCTGTCGTGTTTGCCGTGACAACTTGCACAGTCAGGCCGGCGGCGCCCTTTGCGGCAACGCCGATCACCCAGTCCGCCTTTGCGCTCGCCCCCGAGAACACGTCCACCCCGATGACCATGGCGCCCGTGGTCGGGTTGTAGCTCTGGATGTAGCCGCTCATCGACGTTGCAGGATCGCTCGTGGACGTTGCCACCACATACATGCCCACGACAAACGAGCGGTTCGCTTCAATCGTGAAGCTCTTCGCGCCGGCGCCAGGCGTCACGCTTGTGGTGCTGCTGCCCTTGATCTGCTCGGATGCGAAAACGGCGGCCTGGTCGCGGAAGTCCTCGGCAGCATCGCGGGCAGCCTCCGCCCCGGTCTTCGCGGTGTTCGCAGCTGTGGCGGATCCAGCGGCTGCGGTCGCGCTGCCAGCAGCAGCCGTCGCAGACCCAGATGCAGCTGTTGCCGAGCCTGCGGCGTTGCCCGCTGACGTGGACGCCGCCGCGGCCGATCCTGCCGACGCCGTGGCGCTGGCGGCTGATTCGCCAGCCTTCGTGGTAGCCGTGGCCGCAGCCGCCTGCGCCGCAGTTTTGGATGCATCCGCGGCCACGGCCCGCTCGTTCGCCGCGGTAGCGTTCTGATAGACCTTGGCGTTTTCGGCGTTGATCTGCTGGACCATCGTGACCTGGGCCGCCACAGTCGCAAATGCCTTTTCGCTGAATACGGCCGGCGTGTCGGTTGGCGCAGGCGCCGGCGGCAATTCCGTGATGAGTGTTGGATTGATGGGATCCGTCATGTCAGTCCCTCCAGTTCAAGTTCAGAGTCCGCATAGTCGTAATAGGACAGGATGATTTCAAAGTTTTTGTAGAAGCCATAAATCACTGTGGACTCGAATCGATCAGACCCAATCCACAGGCAAGGCGTAGCTCGCACAGAGGCGCAGAAGGAGTTGAACGAATCAACTTCGCCGGATTTGAGGAGCAGCTGAAAAGCGGCCCTCTTGGCGTAGTTCCGCTCCACAAGCACAACGTCGCCGAATTCAGTCCGCTCCTTGCGCGAGTAGTCCTGAATCCCCAGGCGCGCGCCGGACCGAACACCCAGCGCGAACGCGCGGGTCTGCCCCATCAAGATCACGCCGACTGCAAGATCCGCAGTGCCAGATACGTCGATGAGGATGTCCGCCATCGGGAAGCTGGGTAGGTCCTGCAGCAGCGCTTGCGTGGGCGTTGTGCGCACCCCGAAATACCACTGCCACCAGTCTGCGGCGGCGGGCACGGGCGCCATCGACGTGGTTTCGTCGTACACCTCGCCAAAGGTCGGATCGATCACACGCACGCGGATGCTTGTGGCGCCCGTGACGTTGAGCAAGCCGAGCGATGTGATCGCTTGGCCCGGCTTGATCCGGTAGCTGATGTTGTTGGCCTGTTTGACTTGGCTCGACACGGACTTGTCGAACGGCTTCCAGCGGTTGGTCGGCCCGACCTCGACCCACTTGGGCTCGGCGGACGGCGTCGCGGGGTTGTTGCCCGTGTTGCTGTCCGCCGTGCTCTCGTAGACCTTGTGCTGGGCTGCGAGGATCACCCGCTGGCCCTTCGTGTAGGTCGTCCCGGCCGCCCACTCTGGATAGTCGTTCTCCGGCACATCGGTGCTCACCAGCATGGCTGGCGTTACCGTCAGTGGCGCGACGACCGTGAGCTGCGAAATGCTCATGCAGTTGCCTCCTCTCGTTCATGTGGCAGACCGTCGCCATCCCAGCGCTGCAGCAGCCGCGCAATCTGTGCGTTCAGGCGCACGATCTCGCCTGCCTGCTGCCTGCGCTCCTCGCGGCTCTGGACCGCTTCGGATAGCAGCTGCTGGACCAGTCCCTCCAGATTCCCGCCCCCCATCGACCCACCGGCCCAAGGATTGAAGGCCTTGGGCACGATGGCCTCGCCCTCATGGATCTGGGCCAGCATGTCCTTGGGCACGTAGTTCGTGCCGATGTCATAGGACGGCATGCGCTGGTTTGCCAGCCACGCCTCCCAGTCGGACTGCCGAAGACCGGACAGCTCGGCCAGATCCTGGGGCGTCGCGTTGACCCGCAGAGCCCACGCATAAAGGCCAGCCGCATCCCCACTGCCGTCAAAAGCGTGATACCCATCCTTGAGGGCGTTGAGGCGATCCACGCGATCCTTCGCCGTCACAGATGCGTAGTAAGCGGAGCCGTCTGGATTGGTATAGACGTGCTTGTATGGCGAGTCACCGCCGTCGCCGTGCAGATTGCCGCCCGAGCCCGGGGTGACATCCGAACCCAGTCCACCTCCCTTCCCCGGCTTCGAGCCAGTTCCAGCAGGCTGCTCTGGGAACATCAGCGCCTTCAAGGCCTGGATCGCAGCCTCCACGCTGAGCGTGGCGTCGATCTGGGCCTTGTTGTCGTCCAGCAGGTCGCGCCAGTAACTGAGCGTCTTGTCGAGCTTCTGCAACTGCTCCTGAGAGTTCTTGAGCTGCTTCTCCTCGACGCTGAGCTGAACATCTCCGTAGCCCGCGATCTGCTTGAGCTGGTTGGCCAGCACCAGGGCGTCACGATCCCTCTCGAACTGCGATGCGTAGCGGCCCGACGTGATGCCGCCACGCGCCGCGCTGATCGCGTCCGTGAGCCCGTCGTAAGTGGACAGCTTGGCGCCACCGCGCAGGCCAGCAATGGCCCGCTCGATGTACAGCATGCCCTGCACCGCCTGCATCTGGCCTGCCGACTCGATGCTGCCGAACAGCTCCTTGGCGGCCTGCTTCACTGGGTTCAGGATGCTGGTGATCGCCTGCACAGCCTCTTGCGAGCTGGACAGCACGCCCTGCCAGTACTCCTTCTCCCGGTTGACCGCGGCTTCGAAGTTCGCCATCGCGGCGTCCTTGGCCTTCTGCCGCTCCTCGGCGAGCACGCGCGCCATCTCCTCAGCTGCAGCCTGGGCCTCGTCCGCTGCCTTCTTGGCAGCATCAGCAGCCACCTCGGCCGACTTCTGCGCCGCGTCCGCCGCCACGCCGAACAGCTGCGCCAGGGCGAGCAGCTTGGCCGCCAACTCGGTGTTACCGGATGCCAGCGCGTCCTCTATGAGCTTGCGGAAGGCCTTCTTCGCAGCCTCGCCGCCTGCAGGATCGATGTCGATGCCCAGCTTTTTGAGCTGGTCACGCACTTGTCGCTGCAAGATCTCGGCCCTCTCCTGCTCGCTGTAGAAGCTGGCATAGAAGGCGTTGACGTTGTTGGCCAGCGCCTCGATGCCGTTGGAGAACTTGAGTAGCTCGGTCTGGGCCTTCGCCGTCAGGTTCGCGAACCCGATCACCGTGTCGGCCCAGCCCTTGAACGCGGCATCGATGACGGCGATCTTCTGGATCGCGGCGTTGAGGCCCTCGATGGTCACGTTGTCGCCCAGAGCATCAAGCTCCTCGCGCATCCAGCCCGGTATATCCCCCCTCTTGATCTCGTTGACGAGCTCACCACCCATGTCGGCGACAAACTGCGCCCAGGCCTTCTCCGGGTCCCTGTCCATGTCCCGGTTTTTGTACTTTTTCAGCACTTCGCCCGTGACTTTGTCCAGGATCTGGAAGTAGCCATACACGCCTTCATCCGCATACTTGGGGTTCGTCGAAAACCCGGCCGCGATGTCGATCTCTCGCGCGCCACCCCCGCCGATCTTGGCCAGGGCCTTGTACATCTCCAGCATGCCGTTGACGGTCTTTTGCAGCTGCTTGTCGATTGCCTCGTTCTTGCGTGTGGTGAAGTCGCCGAGAGTGTTGCCCCAGGCGTCCGTGCCCAGCACCTGCATCACTGCAAGGTCGCGGTCGGTGGTCGCAGTCGATGCGACGCCGCCCGAGTGGTTCGGGCCGCGGCTGCCGCCGAACAGTTTCTTGAAGAGCTTCACGGCAGCAAAGGCAGCGCCGAGATATGGCAGCGCCCCGCCGATCATGCCAAGGGCCGACGAACCGCCAGCCAGGATGCCGGCCGCGCCCGCGCCGCCCAGGCTGGAGCCCGTCAGCGTGGCCATGATGCCGGCGCCGATGGAGCTTCCAACTGTCGTGAGGGACATGCCGCCAAACAGCAGATTGCTGACCAGCCCCGAAGCACCACTGCCCAGCAGGCTTGTCGCGGCCGCGCCACCTGCACCGCCGCCGCCAATGATCCCGCCCACCACGGCTTGCACGACTGGCTGCAGCACCAGCGTGGCAAACAGCCGCTTCAGGTACTGCGCTGCATCTTCCCCGCCGCGCATGATGTAGTCGGACAGCGTGTCGCTGATCAGCTGGCTGGTCTTGTCCCACTCGGTCACGTAGACCTTGCGCTGGGCCAGCGACACGCGCAGGGCGTAGCGCTCTTCCACCTTGATGCGCTGCTCCTGGCGCACGGTCTCGTTGATGTCGAGGTTGCTGTCGATGGCGTTCAGGGCATTGCGACGCTCGATCTCTGCGTCCAGCATGGCCACGGCCAGTTCGCGCGCGGCCGTGGTGCGGCCGATCATGGATTCCTCCACGCCCATGCGCTCCAGCTGGTCCCGCAGGGCCTGGTCGGCCTTGTCGCTGGCCACGCGCACCGACTCGACGGCCTTGGACTGGCGCACGTATTCGTCGGCGAGCTGCTGGGCCGCCTCGGACTGCTGCTGGTACATGGCCACTTCGCGCTTGGCCTGGTCTTTCTGCTTTTCCTGCTGCTTCCAAATCTCGATGCGCGCGCGAAGGGTGGCTTCATCCGCAGCGGTCAGCTTGAGCTTCCCGCTCCGCAGGTCCTCGTTCAGCTTGATCTCTGCCTTCTGGGCCTCGTTGATTCGACCGGAGAAATTGACCTCCTGCTGGTTGAGGGCGATCTTCTCCTCGATGGAGGCTTTGAGTCCCATGTACGCGGTTTGCTCGTGCTTCCCCGCTGCAGCATTCGCCTTCGCCTGCTTCGCGGCCTCCTTGCCAGCCTCAGTGCCTTCGTAGCGCTTTTTATTGGCCTGATTTACCGCCTCGGCGTACTCCTTTTCGGTAATGACGCCTGTCTTCAGGGCGTCCTGGTAGGTCTTCAGGTCGGCCAGAAACTGCTTCGTAATGCCGTTTTGCCGAGAGGTGATCTGGGCCAGGCGATGCGCCGCATCCTCGCGGTCCTTCTCCAGTTTCTGGTAGCCGCTGTATGCCGAACCGTCGTTATAGGGATCGCCGTTTCCGCCAGCTGCGGATGCGCTGCCAGCCTGTTTCAGCACGGCCATTCGGCCGATTGCAGCATTCAACTGGCCAACCAGCGCCTGAGCATCAGCCGTCGCGGACTTCAAATAGATGTTGTCCGGGTTGGCCTCCAGCCGTGTCCTCAGGTTGCTCAACTCGGATTGAGTGACGGCCAGCTCTTCGTTGAGCCTTTGCTCGGTGTTGAAGGCCGTGAAGAAAAAGTCCGACAGGCTGTTGGCTGACGCCATCGCCTTTACCTGTCCATCCAGCGAGTCCAGGTTCGTTGAGAAGCGCGAGAAAATGCCGGCAACGCCAGAAGATGCACCGGCCAGCTGGTCAACCGTGCCAACCAGGTTCATCACGCTGTTGCCGACCCTGGTCAGTGACTGCTCAATGGTCACGCTCATCTGATCGAACTCGGTCTTCACCTGTTCGGAAGACTTCTGCAGCGCGCCCAGCACCTTCTCGGCCGTCAACTCCCCCTCGCCGCCGAGACGGCGCAATTCGCCAATGCTCACGCCCAAACCTTGCGCGATGGCCTGGGCCAATCGGGGCGTTTGCTCCATCACCGAATTCAGTTCTTCGCCACGCAGCGCGCCGGCAGCGAAGCCCTGAGACAGCTGCACCAGGGCAGCCTGTGCAGACGCAGCTGAACCGCCCGAGATCGTCACCGCCTGGCTGATGGTCTCCGTGACCTTGAGCATGTCACGCTGAGAGACTCCAAGCTCCTTGGTGGCACGCGACATCTGCGCGAACGTGTCTACCAAATCGGTGTAGCGAATGCGCGTGCTTTGGGCGACCGAGAACAACTGCGCCTGCACCGTCACGAGTTCTTGGGAACTGGAGGTCACCAGCTTCAACCGCGAATTCACATTGGTCATCGCGTCGGCCATCGTGGCGAACTGCTTCACCACGGTAAGCGAGGCCACAGCGACCATTGCAGTGCGCAGCAGACCGAAGGCCTCGGACGCACCCGCCGCACCTTCCTTACTCGTCGCAAAGGCCTGTTGCGCAGCAGCGCTGTATCCCTTTGCCTGCTCGCTGGCGGCTTGGAAAGCCCGCCCCATCTCCTGAGCAGACTTGGCGGCGTCCGCCTGCGCCTTGGCGCCGGCCTGAGCGGCATTCGCTGCCGCCGTCATGGCTGAGGCCAGTTGAGCCACAGATTGGCTGGTGCTGGCCGCCTGGGCCAGCATTTCGCGCAGTGAGAGCTGGGCGGACTTCGTGCTGCCGCCCAGGCCTTGCACGCTTGCAGCCGCTGCCGATGCAGAAGACGACACGGCCCCCAGTCCCTTGGCCGAACCATCACCCAGTGTCTTGAGCGAATTGCCCGTCTTCGATGCCGCACCCTCAACGCTGCTCAGAGACTTCTCAGCGCGCGCGCCCTGTGTGGTGAGGTTCTCGAGTGATTTGGCCGCGCCGTCCACGCCGCTGGCGTCCACACGCAATCCGAGTGCTGCGACTTCCATATTCAACCCCAACAAAAAGCCCGCAGGGATTACCGTGCGGGCATAAAAAAAGCCACCCGGAGGTGGCTAGCTCTATCTGGACGTGTTTACTGCTTCTGCTTCAGCAGTTCCATCAACTCTCTGTGATGGTCTTCAGCAATGGCTGTCGCTTGGACTCGGAAGAGGACGTAGGGAATGATGGCGAAGGCGCAGGCCATTCCCGCCAGTGCGGCCTGCTGCGGGGCCCCTGTCACAAAGAACGAGAACAGCAGGCAAATGGCCGCGATCACGGCGCCGATATAGACCAATACTCGCATACGCCCTCCAGGCAATTACATGGCGCTGATCGTAGCGCATCAGTGGCCAGCGGGCCCGGTTGCCCTCCTGGCCTACGATGGGAGCTTCCACACAACCCATCGCCAGGAGGGCGAATGAACCACAACTTGGTCTACCACGGAGAAGTTACTCCGCAAGGCATCCGCAACTTGGAGTACTTGATAACTCAGGCAGTCCATAACAGCGCAACTGGAGTCACCGTGTGCATCTGCAGCAGCGGAGGCGATGTCGCCTCCGGGGTCGGCGCGTACAACTTCATGAGAATGCAACCAGTCCCGGTGCGAACCTACGCATTTGGCGTATGCAGCTCTGTCGCTGCCACCATGTTCATGGCTGGCATAGACCGGATTTCCGCCGCCGTGAACTCCTTTTCGCTACACGCAGCGAGCTACTCAGACGGACCGAACGCTGGCCAAATCACAGATAGCACATCGCTTATCTGCGCACCGTTTCGCACGGTCTCAGAATGGGATGAAGCACTGATCATCCGACACTTTGGAAGCACCGCATCAACTTATCTGACAGGAGAAGATGCGCTGAGGCTCCGAGTTGCCACACATGTGAAAGACCTTATTTTTGATCGGTCGGAGCCAGTAACACATGTGGCCATCCCAGACCAAAAGTCGTCCTAGGGCTGCACGCCTTCATATCCGGAAGCTCTTGCGAGGCTGACGAGCTCACGCGCGCTCCCCGGGGCTGCTGCCATCCCAGCGAGTCGCTGATACGGGCAGGCCGTTGCCATCCCATCGCGCCAACAAGCGGGCCATCTGGGTGTTCAGGCGCACGATCTCGCGGCCCACGGCCAGCGCCTCGGGCCACGGGTTGAAGGCAGCCGGCACGATGGCCTCTCCGGGGTGCTCCTTGGCGAGCATGTCGCCAACGGCGAACTTGGGGATGCCTGATGCGCCTGCTGCGGCGAGCCAGTAGCCCAGGTCCTCCAGCGTGAGCCCGGCCGCGTCAACCTCGCGCAGGAAGCCGGCCAGTTCACCACTGCGGGCGTATTTGGCGTCTATCTGGGCCAGGCGCGCGGAGGTGGCGGCCTGCTCGGCGGACGCTGCTGCCGCGTGTGCATTGGCGGCCGCGGCGTTTCGGTTGTGTTCCATGCTGACTCCTGAAATGTGGCGGCCCGCGCGAGGCGGGCCAGGTGAAGAGGCGCCGGCCCGCTCAGGCCGGCTCATCCCTTGCGCATCATTTCCCGGCTGAAGGTCTTCTCCTTGCCGGTGACGTGCGAGAGGTAGGCGTTGTCCATGGCGCGGACGATGGGCTTGAAGAACTGCTCCTGCAGGCCCAGCGCCTCGCCGGCGGCGCGGATGGCTGAGATCGGGATCGGCCCGGGGCCCATGCCGACACCGCGCTCGGTGGACAGCTCCCAGAACGCGCGCCAGATCGGCCACTCCACGTCGGTCAGCTCTGGCGGGATGAGCGTCTTGGGGATCTCCTGCCCGAAGCGGACGTAGGCCGCGATGGTCTCGGCCGCATCGGGGTTTTCAAGTGCCCACTTCAGGCGGGCGACGAGTTTTTTCCCGCCTCCTCCACGAAGGCGTTGGCGTCGGCATCGACCATCTGGGCCGCGCGCAGCACGATGGAGGCGAACTTCTCGCCGTTACGCGAGGTGATCCACTTCGTGGCCAGGGCCTGGTCGTAGGCGACGGGCTGGCCGGCATCCTCGATGCCTTCCCAGTCCGTCAGCACCTGCTCAGCCAGGATTTCGTTCATGGTCTTGGCCAGCTGCTCAGCTTCCAGGGGCTTGCCCTTGTTCTTGGCGCGCAGGGCGGCCTGCTTGGCGGTGATCGCCTTCTGCACGTCGGGCGAGGTCAGGCCGCGCACCTTCAGGGCCAGGCCCGGCATGCCGCCGATGTCGCGCACCCAGGCGCCGTTGTCCAGTGCTGCCAGACCTGCGTCGGTCACGATGAGGCTATTGATGTCCATTTTTCGAATTCCTCGGTTCTGGTTCAGGCGGGGCCGGCGGGTGAACCACTCCCCCCGGCCCCTGGCCCCTTTCGGGGTTTCGGGCAAAGAAAAAGCCGCAGGAGGGAGACCCAGCCTGCGGCTTTGCTTGATTCAGTTGAACGCTACTGCGTCTTGGCGAACTCGCCGTGGTGCTTCTGTGCGGCCGCGCAATATGCGGCGTGCGCCGCCTCGGGCGTGTCAAAGCGCCCCAGGTTCAGCTGCTTACGGTCGCACATGATCCGAGCCGCCCACTTGCCTCGCGCCTTGTCAAAGGTTACCCCCTTGAGCTTGCTGGAGTTGCGGGAGTGCGCTCGCATGTTGTGCAGGTTCTGCGCATGCGTCGCGGCTCTCAGGTTGGAGATGCGGTTGTCCGTCTTGACACCGTTCACGTGGTCGATCTGTTCGGCAGGCCATTCGCCATGGTGCAAGGCCCAGGCCGCGCGATGCGCCAGAACCTTCTCATAGGAAACGACGCCGCACAGATAACCCTGGCGATGCTTCGTGGCGAACGCCTGCTGCCCAGCAAACCTCTTGTTCCAGGTCGCTGCTGACCGGTCGGTGTTGAACATCTCGCGGGGCCTCGGCCGCCAGAACAGCTTGCCGGTGTCGGGCTCGTAGCGGAGCAGCTCTCGCAGTTGCTCGGGCGTCGGTAAAATGCGCGCAGCCATGCTTTCATTCCTCCTTCGAATGATGGTTTGGTCAGAGCCCGCATCGGATGCCAGTCCTTTGCGGGCTCGCCCATTTTAGGGAGCGCTACGCCCTGGGTCTAGACCTCCAGGATGTTCGAATCCACCGCGATCGACCACGTGCGCAGGTGCACCGCAGTCGCAGCGCCGCCAGACCGCGCGCCGGGCAGTGCCAGCCCAAAAAACAGGTCTGTCATGCCGGCCGGCGGGGCTGTCGCTGTGTCCACGCCAGTGCCTGCCGCCGTCGTGGCGATCGCGGCACCGCCTGGGGTTGCGGCCACGCTGAAAGCATTGGCAGTCAAGCCGGCAGCAACCACGTAGTACACGGTGTCTGCCATCAGTCCGGTCGGAAGCGCGCCGCCCTCGTTCGTGAAGACCACCGGCTGGCCTGCTGCCAAGCCATGGCCGTTCCAGGTCACCACGCCAGGCGAGGCCACGCTGATGGTCACGACAGAGCTGGGCTGGCAGTCCGCGCCCCACTCGATCTTCCATTGGTACGGCCGGCACTCGTCGATGGCCTGCTTGAACTTGATCTGGCCGGGGTCCGTGGCCATGGGCACGAACTGCGATTCCATCGTGCCGGCGTTCAGCGTGGTCTTGATCTTGCGGGTGCGCCGCTCGTTGATCAGGTCCTGCTCAGCCACGTTCTGGGTGTCGCCGATGCTGCCGGCGTTCGCCCAGCCGCCAATCTCCGTCCAGGTCGCTCCTTGGAAGTCGGCCGCAGTGACTGCGCCCTTGGCGGTGACGGGACCGCCGATGAAGATCTTCGAACCCGCAATGGGGTAGAGTCCACCGCTCATAGTGTTTGCTCCTACGCAAAAAAGCCGCACAGGGGCGGCGAAACGAAAAACCCGGCGCAGGGCCGGGTCGGTTGAAAAAACGATGCTGGCGCCCGCGCGGGGCGCTATTCGGTGGGCGTGGCGCCCTTCTTGGCCCGGCGCTCAGCGCGCGGGACCTGCTCCTCGGCCAGCTCGGCAGAGCCGGTCTTCTCCTTCAGCCCCACCATCTCGGCAGCGCCTTTCACAACGTGGCCCAGGGCCTCGCCCACCTTCTCCCGGTAGAGGGCATCGCGCGCGAGCTGTTGCCGCGCCTTGCAGTCAGGGCACATGGCCACCTCCTTTCATGCAAAACATCGCCAGGGGATGCGCACCGGCACAGTCCAATAGCCGGTGTCCTCGTAGCCCTCCTGGACATGCGGGTACGAGCTGACGGCCACGCACACGGCGCCGTAGCGCATCTGCGTGCCGTCGATGAAGTGTTCAGCGATGCCGGAGGCGATCTGGTCGTAGACCGCCACATCCTGGCCCAGCGGGTACACCAGGGACACCATCAGTGATCCATTGCGCTCATGCGGCTTGCCATCAGCAATCAGCCGGCGCACCGGCGCCACACTGACCCGCCCGACGCGCAGGAACGGCAGCAGCTGTGCGCCAGAGCTGGGCACCTGGAACGTCTGCCCGGGCCAGGCCTTGGGATAGGCCAGAGGCAGCGTGTCGATGCGCGACTTGAGGGCCAGCCAGATGCTTGTTTCGATGCCTGCGCTCATTTGCCGACCTCCACACTTTGCTGAATCTCTTTGCAGGCCTGGGCCACGATCTGGGGCCACTTCTCAATCGCGCCCTCAACGAAGTACGAGCCGGCTTGATTGAAGACACGGCCGAGCTTGTCGGCGCCAACATAGCCGTAGTTCATGCGTCTGGCATAAATGGCTTGATAGCCGAGCCAGATGGGCTGATGCAGCTTCAGGGTGGCGATGACCACGCCCACCGTGGCGCCAGCCGTCGGCGTGGTGCTGGTCTTCGGCATGCCCTGAGTCGAATCCACCAATGAGCGCGCCAGATTCCCGCTCTCGAATGGCACTCTCCCACCTTGTGGCTTGGTGGTCGCCATTTCATCCGCCAGCAGCTTCACGCTTCGCCGGTAGATGGCCTCCATGCGGGCCTCGGTCTGCTTGCCCCAGGTGCTCAGTTGATCTGCGAAAGCGCCCATCACGTCAGCCCTCTGGTTGGGTCCAGCTCATAAATACAGTCGCATCCGCAACGTATGACATGCCGCGCCCCACCCTTGGGGTCGTGCGGGTACTGCAGCTGCGCGCCGTCAGGAAATACGAACGGCGTGAACAGGCCTTGTACCGACTTCCCGGACTTGGCCAGGTGGTCGGGCCGGTGGTAGATCGACGCGCCGCGGCGGTGCTGCCAAGTCTTTTTCACGGCCATCGGGTCCAAGCCCTGGGACTCGACCAGCTGCTTCCACTGCTCCATGCGCCCGCCCATGACGGCGTTGGCAGTCTCCGTCTCCGACACGGTGTCAGCGCGGGCCTTGAGCAGTGCATTGCGGTACTGCCGCTCGCTGATCGCGCGCTCCGCATCGGGCACCGCCGTGCCAGCCTTGTGCGCTTTTAGGATGCGCTTCGCTGTCGCCTCATTGACCTTGTACCGAACCGACACCGTGCCGTCTGCGTGCTCGATCACCAGGTCGCGGACGCCCTCGGCAGTGCGCATGCCTTGAGTCACGGCCTGAAGGCGCGCGGCGCGCGGGGCGTCGAGGCCCAGCACACCACCCTCGCGGGCCGTGCCGCCAGTGGCGCGGCCGACAAGGTCCACGGCGATATTGCGCGGCCCCTGGCCCTGGGCATAGCCGGCCTCAATGACCGTGCGCGCGACCTGAACCTGCTCCTGGGAGAAGCCCACGACGCGGTTGGCGACGTTCTCGCGGATCCACTCCTGCGCGCTCGGGTCCGTCATACGAAACCGCACGCCGATGCCGCCGATGCCCTGGGACTGGATCTGCGCGATCGTGGACGCCGCGGCTTTCGCGTAGACCTCGGTCACGACAGTGCTGTAGACCGCCCAGGCCGCCGGGTCGATGTGCAGCGCGGCGATGGCGGCGGGCGTGTCCATGCGCTCCAGGGCGTCCAGTAGCGCGCGCCAATCAACGTTGGCCTGGAGATCAGTCACAGAGGCCATGAACGCACGATGGACCTCCGGGCTCATCTCGGCGATCAGCAGCGCGAACTGGCGCGCCTGGCTGATGGTGGGCCGCGTAGCCATCAGGACTCGGCCGGCGCGATCTCCACATGCGCCAGTTCTCCAGCGATCTGGATCTTGATGCCGCCATGGGCTGCACCATTCAGCGAGTCGATGGCGGCCTTGGCGCGCTCGGCGGCGTCGGCGATGCGATTGAGCACAGCCTCCGCAGCGGAGCCGCCTTCGGTGCTGATCTTCACGGACAGTTCGGAAATCTGAGTCATGACCTACCCCCTGATGAAAAATTTGACCGCAGACACCGTGCCTGCGGCTGGAATGCGCTTGACCCCCAGGATGCGCACCGGGACGCCGTCCACTGACAGCACGTCGCCGGCTTGGTATTCCATCCTGGGGGGATCGCAAATCGCTTGACGGTCGGACGCCAGCAGAACAGCACCGCCCATCTCTGTACCGACCAGCTGCTGGCTGATGCCGCTCACTGCACCGCCAAGCGTCTCGGACTGCGTGACCGGCTCCACGGGGTCCCAAGGATTCGGGCCGGGCGTACCGGGCGTCTTGCGGGTCAGCACGATCTCGCCCTGGCCCAGGCCGCCCTGGCTGGTCTGTGCCAGCAGGCCGCGCGTCATGGCGGCCATTTCGCTGTAGAAGTCGGCCATCAGATCACCCTGAACAGTGTGTCGGCCCGGCGCTTGCTGGAGCACAGCCAGGGCAGGACCATCCCATTGATGATGGCGTCCGAGGCCATGCCGGCCGCTGAGGCACCGCCGCCGGCATCAGCCGCCGCGAAGAATTCGCGCTCGATCACGTCCACCTTCTCGCGTTTGGTGACGCGGTTGGGATCGGTGCTGCCCGTGGCCCACCCCGGCGTGATCGCCTGCAGGTAGGCCGCCCGATAGCTGGCGTTGATCCATGCCAGCGGGATGAGGTCGTCAGGCACTGGCTGGCCGTTTACACGGTGCCCGGCGCGCGGCCAAGCCAGCTCCTGTGCGAAGCCGCCGGCGCGGTGGCTGCACTGCAGCCGCGCTTCGTAGGCAGCATCCACGTAGGCGCTGCCGATCGCGCGCAGAGTCGCGGGCACGGCGCCCGGTGGCAGGGTCAGGCCCTGGGCTGTCAGCCAGGCCTGCAGGCCTGCATCGGTTCCGTATGCCGCCATGGTCAGGCCTTCTGCAGCTTGGCGATCTCTTCCGCCACGCGCTTGTCGGACCAGCGCTTGTCTGCGGGCTTGCCGGCCACGGCCTCGTACTGGGCGCGTGCGTCAGCAGGCTCAGCAGCGGCATCGACGCCCTGCAGGTCCTCGGCGGCGCTCGGCTCCGGCTCCGGCTCCGGCGCGGGCGCGGGCGCGGGCGCCTCAGCATCCTCCACGCGCACGGCCATGCTGGCAACCAGCAGGTCCAGGTACTCGCCAGAGAACTCGCCCTCGACGCTGTCAAAGGCCGGCAGGCGCACCGGGCCATCGACGCCCTGCAGGTCATAGGGGCTGTTGGTCAGGTTCGTGATCTTTTTCATGGTCGCTCCAGGCATAGAAAAGCCCACTGCTGGGCAATGGGCTGGGTATGCCGGGTCAAGGGCCGTAGCCCTCAACCCAGGCCCGTCAGGGGGTGGGCGGTTCGCTGATCTGGTCGATGTAGCGCATGGCCACCGTGGTCAGCAGCTCGACGCCGCCGGTGCGGAAGATGCCGGGCACCGCGTAGTTCAGCGGGCCGTCCTGATACACCGGCAGGAAGCGGTGGGGCATGGGCAGGTGCAGCTTCACGTACTCGCCATCGTTCTTGTAAGCCACCATGCGGCCCGTGGTGCCGTTGGCGGCGCCCGTGCCCAGCTCGCGCACCGTGCGGATGGTCAGGGGGCGACCGGTCTGCATGGTGTAGAGGTTCGTGCGCATGACGAACGACAGGATGGTCTCCATCGTCGTGGCGCTGTAAGGCGTCGCGGCGATGTAGTTGTAGGCCTCGACGGGCAGCAGAATGGTGTCTGCCAGCTCGGTCTCGAAGGTGGCCAGCGAGATGCCCTGCAGCGCGATGTTGATGTCGCGCACGATCTGGGCCGGGGTCTTCTGGCCCACGCCAGCCGCGTTCACCCACAGCGTGGAGCTGCCGGTGCCGTCCGCCGGAGCGTTGACCGTCACGACGCCGCTGTAGTTGATCAGGCCGCCCATGCCCTTTTCAGGCGCGCCCTTCAGGGTCAGGTCGTACATGAACTTCATGTACGCCAGGCGAGCGGCGCGCGCGCGGCGATCCGACAGGCTTGCACCAGGGAAGGCCATGGTCGTGTTGACCTCTTCCAGATTCCACTGGTAGCCGATGGCCGCCAGCTGGAAGGTCTTGGTCTGCATGTCCTGGTTGACATCGGCCAGAGGGATGTCCTTGGCGTAACCGGACTGCCAGTTGGCGCGGCCGGTGCTGTCGGACGTGTAGGTCAGGATGCCCGGGGACCACTCGGGCGCCGAGCTGTCCACGAAGATCAGGCGGCCGAAGTCCCAGTCGGGGTGGCGCGACTCGTACACACGTTGGTTGACCTGGTAGGCCTGGCCGGTGACGAACGCGAGTGCTTGTTGGTCGTTGAATTGGTGCATTTTTTAGGCTCCCGAAACGGAAAGCGAAGGAACGGGGCGGCGGTAGCGAACGACGCCGACCGCGCCGCTGACGCCGTCCTCCTCGAACTGCGCGCCGGGGATGGTCACCACGGTGGCGGACTGGGCAGCGCCGGTCCAGTTGTTGGCGGCCGTGTTCCAGCGGGCGGCCTGGCCCTTGGTCACGTTTGCGCCCAGCAGCACGCCGATGACGCCGGATTCGCAGATGCCGACGTTGTCGTATTGCGCGTAGGAGTCGCCGGTGTGAGGCAGGACCTGCGAGGCCTCGGTGATACCCAGCACGTTCTCGCCGGTGGTGGCCGTGATCTGGACGCAGGTGTGTGCACCGGTGCCGGGCTTGACCGGGACGCCGAAGCCCAGCGTGCCGGAGCCTTCCTTGGTGCGGGTGAAGGTGTTCCACTCTTCCATGTTGACGCGGCGGCCAACAGCGAAGGCGACGAGGTTTTCCTTGAACTGAATAGGCATGGTGGGTGCCCTCCTTTACTGCTTGGTGCGCCAGGCGTTGAGGTCCGCGTTGGCCGTGGCCAGCGCCTTGTCGGCCAGGGACTGGGCATCGCCCACGTTGACCACGCCATGGCGCAGCGCGGTGGCCACGGGGTTGGTGGTGGCGGCGTCCTTGGCCAGGGCCTTGAACATTCCGGTGATCTCGGCATCGCTGGCGTCCTTGACGATGGAGTCGCCCAGCTTGGCCAGCACGGCGGCCTTGCGCAGCTCGGCGTCGGTCTTCCCCTTGGGGTCGATGCTGGCGTCCATGGACTTGACCTGGCCCACCAGCTCAGTGCGGGCGGCCACCAGGGCGTCCACGTCGATGTTGGCAGCGGCCTGGGCGGTCGCCAGATCGGCGCGCAGCTTGCCGATGTCTTCGTCCTTGGCTGCGATGGCCGCGGCGTGCTTGGACTCGGCATCGGTCAGCTTGCGCGCCATGTCGGTCTTGTACTGCTCGATCAGAGCAACATCGGTGTCGGCAACTTGGACGGCCTTGTCGCCCAGCACCACCGTCTTCATGTCAGGCATAAGCCCTCCTTTGGATTTGGGCGAAATGCCCGGTTGAAAATCTTGGACAGGGCTAGCGCCCCAGGAATCGCCGATGCGCGCCATCTCGCCGGCGCGGCCCTTGGGCACCAGGGCGAGGTGGTTGTAGCGGATGCCGCGCTGCTCGAAGTCGGCCTCCAGGCCGTCGCGGGCCGGCACGATGGCGGCGCTGTATCCCATGGAGTTCTCTCGATGGGTGGTCTTTGCAGCCGCAATGGCACTGGCGTCTTTGATCATGGGATTCACCACGATCCACTCGGGCTCCGTGCTGTAGGCGTCCCCGATCTCGCCCACCGCATACTTCGACCAGTTCGAACCGGTGACTTCCTCACTGGGGTGGTCAACGGTTATGGGAAGCCTCGTAATGCTGGCCAGCGAGTCGGGGTGGAACACCTCGTCCGGATGCCGGTAGACCCGCACCACGTCGCCGGGCTTGAAGCCGGCATCCCGCGCCACGTCGCCCAGCTCGCTCGCGTAGTACAGCTGCACGCCGGTGCGCGCCACGCGGGCCGTGGCCACCAGGTAGCCCTCGCGGGTCTCCTTCAGCTCGCCCACGGTCACGCGGTCAGCGAATTTCACGTTCATAGTTGCTCCTCTCCAGTGCTGGGCGGCGGCTCCTCTTCGGCGCCCTCGGCCGGCAGCCCCTGCTGCCCCAAGCTGCCGTATTCCTCGATGGCCTGCTCCAGCCCGGGCAGCATCCCCTGCTCCGTCAGCTCGTTGACCAGCGCATCGGACAGCGCGTCCATGGGGATCAGCTCCCCAGCAGTGTTTCCAGCCAGCGAGCGCGCGGCGGTCGCGGTCTTCGCGAAGATGTCGGCCCGCTCGGTCTCGGTCAGCTGCCGCAGCGGGCGCCACTCGAAATAGATCTCCTCGGGCCGCGCGCCCAGCGCCTGCCAGATCAGGCACTCGTCCAGCAGCTCCATGGCCGGCTGGATCTCCGTGGCCTGCAGGTGCCCGATGCGGTCGAAGTACACGCGCTCGTCGCCGTCGCCAGAGCCAGACAGGCCAACGGCGGCGCGGCCGTACAGGCGCGTGACTGGGATGCGGCTTGCGCCGGCCACGGCATCCATGAACTTGGCTACCACGTCAGGCAAGCCGGCGAAGTTGGCGCTCTTCTGCTCGTAGTCGTCCTCTGCGTCGATGACCAGGACACCGTTGATGCCCTTCATGGCCGCCTGCGTGCTCAGCCGGCGCGTGACCTGGGCGTCATTGCCCTCGTCCGCCAACAGGTCGGCGAAGCCCTTGAACTTCAGCACGTCCACCTTCGCCTCGAAGACCAGGGAGGCCATGTTGGCCATCGTGCTGTCCATCTGCTGGATGGCGTCCATCGTGGACTGCAGCACGCTGTCGCCCCAGCCCTGGTTTGCCGTGGCGGTATTGGCGTCTTCTGGCAGCGTGGCGCCTCGGAAGACCACCAGCCGGCTGGCGTGGATGCGCACCTGCTCGGCGTTCTGATTGCTGGGCAGCAGATAGAACTCGGGCCGCCCGTAGTAAGGCTTGTTGATGTCGCGCTCAATTTCCCCGGGCGTCAGGTTGTTCCTCGTGAGCACCACCAAAGACTTGATCTGCTCCTTGCCAGGGACCAGCGGCGTGTCCTGCGCTCGCGTCTCGGTGTTCAGGTAGATCACCGCCCCGCCGTACAGCCGCGCGGCCGTCACGGCGTCCTGCACACGGCGCTTCAGGTGCAGGGCCTTCTCCAGCCGCTCAATCTTGGTGATCTGCTCGGCCTCGGCGCGCCACTGGCGCCACTTCCGGGTCGAATCCTCGGCCGGGTAGTCGATGATGGCCCGGGCCAGCCAGGAGTTGCGGTACGCGGCCAGCAGGGCGGGCCCAGCCAGCAGCGTGTCCACATACTGGTTGTGCGCCGCCTTGTCGCGCGCGGTGCCCAGGTTCGCCACGATGTTGACGAGCCCATCAGCCATGTTTTTGATGATGCCCATCAGAAGCCTCTCCACGAGTAGCTGCCGCCACCCAGTTCCGTAATTGCGTAGACCATGGCGTCCAGCCGGTCGGGCGACTTCTTCGCCGTGGCCGGGACGTACTCCATCAGCTGGTTCTCCAGCGTGTACAGGGCGCCCTGGTGCGACACCCTGCCCTGCTCGTACAAGGCCGATATGGGCTCAGCCCGGGCGAACTTGCCCTTGCTGGCGTGCACGCGCAGCACGCGTCCCTTGAAGCCGGCGTTCTTCAGCGTGTCCTCTGCCATGTCGCCGCCCTGGTTCGTCTCGATGACGATGGCGTCTGCCTGGTGCTGCTCGTATGCGGCCATGGCCTTCTTGGCCCAGCCGGCCGGGCTGAACTTGCCGCTGTAGTCGCCGTCCACCGAGAACTGGCGCTTGTCGCCCGAGCCATAGGCGCTCGCGGCCACGATGCCGGTCTCGTCGCTCTCGTCACTGTTGGTGGCCTGGGGGTCGATGGCCACCACACAGCGGTGGCGCTCCGTCTTGATCTGCAGGGCGTGCGCCGCGGCGATCAGCTGCTCAGTCCACAGCGCACCCTCGGCGTTGAACCGGCGCGGTCGCTGCATGTACTGAGCCTCTGCCGTCCTCCGGTGGGAGAACAGCGCGGCCCGGTGGGTCTCGTTGTGCTTGAACGGCCAGAGCCAGCCATCCGGCAGGCCGTGCGCGATGGGTATCCCGTGCGTGTTCTCGCTGGGGTAGTCCTCGCTGTTGTCGATGATCACCGGCAGGTTCAGGTGATGCCACTGCTCCCCTGACCCGCCGCGCAGCAGGTAGCCGCTCAGGTCGTGGTAGTGGATGCGCTGCATGATCACCACCATCGGGGTCGTCTCGATGGCCAGGCGGCTCTTGATCGTCTCGTTGAACCGCTTGTTCACCCCGTCGCGCACCGTCTCGCTGTAGGCGTCGTCGGGCTTGACCGGGTCATCGATGATCAGCGCGCCCTGCCAACCAGGCTCCATGTGCCCAGCCCGGAAGCCAGTGACCTGGCCGGCTGCAGACGAGGCATACACCCCGCCGCCGTGCTCCGTCCACCACATGGCCTTGCTGTCGGCGTCATCCTTGAGCGCCATGGGCCACATGGCCTGGTACGCGGCCGACTTGACCATCCCGCGCGCCGTGCTGGAGTTCAGCAGGGCGAGGTTGTGCGAGTACGACAGGTGCAGGAAGCGCGCGCGCGGGTTGAGCGCCATGCCCCGGCTGATCAGGTTGATCGTCGCCAGCTCGGTCTTGGTGTACCCGGGCGGGATGTTGATGATCAGCCGCGTGATCTCGCCGGCCACCACGCGGTCCAGGGTCTCCTGGATCACCTTGTGGTGCGGCGCCACGATCATCTTGGCGCCCATGCGCTGCTTGAAGAAGAACCGGGCGAAGTACAGGCCATCAGCCCTGCACATGGCCGCCCGGATGCTTTCGTCAGCAGTCATCTTGCTCCATCACCTTCCGGATAGCCTCCGGCGTCATATGGACCACCTCGACGGGTCCGCCGTCCTTGCCGGTGTGCTCGACGCGGTCCTTGAACATGCCGATGTGCCGGCCGATGTCCACCAAGGCGCCCTTCTTGTCGTGGAACTTGACCTTGAGCCCGTCGCGGCCTTCGCTCACCTCGGCAATCGCAGCAGCGGTGTCGTCATCGATCTCAGCGGCCGCCACCAGACGCAGGCCGTGATACGGCTCCGTCACCGCCTCGCCGTCCTTGCCTTCGGTCGTGCGCAGCTCCGTCGTTCCCCAGCGCACCACCTTGCGGATGTCGCTGAAGCCGATCTTGGCCAGCTCTCGCAGGACCATGTCCTGGGTGATCTCGGTGCGCGCGGAGCGGGCCGCCTGAGCCGCCTGAATGGCCTTGGCCACTTCAACATTTCTCAGCAGCCGTTCACCCTGTGATGCCGCCGTCTTGGCGCTGTATCCAGCCCTGGTCGCGGCCTGAGTCGCGTTCAGGTCGATCAGGTACTCCTCAACGAAGCGCGCTTGCTTCGGTGTGAGCGTCTTGTCTTGTGCGCCAGCCACATCAGCAGCCGGCTTTGCCTTTGCCGGTGTTGCCATGGCAGGCCCTCATTGAGTTATCGGATTGCGCTCAGGAAGTCCAGAGCGTCATCCATTGATTCGAAGTGCAGAAAATCGGCCTGGAAGCGCTCCAGGGCCTCAATGCACCCATTCCGGCACTCTTCAAACATGCGGTCGTATGCGCGCATGCGGGTCGCGAACAACATCCTGTGGATGGCGCGCTTCTTCAGTGCTCGGACTTTCATCAGCCGGCCTCCCCGTCGTACGCGATGCGAACCGCAACCAGGATGTTGCTCACACGGTTACTGGAGAGGTCGCTGTGCTGCACCCACTGGACGACAGGATGCGCCGCCATCCCACTGGCCTTCTCGAATTCCTCAAGGGCCAATTGCACCTTTGCGGCGGCGGTCTTGGCGTGCTCTTGGATTTGGTCGCGCGGGGTCATGGCTGACTCCTTGTAATGAGGCCGAGTTCGGCCAGCAGATCAGGAGTTCCGCTCAGGACTGTCATGGTCCCCGGCTCCATTGGCAGCCCGACGGCCTGGAACAATTCGCAGAAGCTCTCCCGGAATGCGCTTCCCGACGAGCGGACCACAATCAGCTTTCGGCCTTGCTGATCCATCAGCTCCTCCATTCCGTTCCAGGAGGAAACGCTGGTCAGGATCTTGTCGCCGACCTTGTAGGCAGCCACCGGGGTGTACTGCAGCTCGTGCTTGCTCATGTTGCTGTCCCTGGTGGATAGGTGCCACCGCTGCGGGCAAGGCGTCCCTGGCGTGTGAGGCGTGGTGGATGCGCCCGAGCGGTGGCGGAATAAAAAAGCCCGCCGAAGCGGGCAACCACGAAAGAGCAGTGTGGTTACTGGGTTGCAGCGCAGCCAGCAGCCTTCAAGGCTGAAAGCTCACCCTCAAGGCGCTTGATCTGGTCCATCGACTTCTGCGCAATGAACACAGCGTGTTTTGCGTGGTCGGAGTAGAACTCCACCAACTCGCACGCCTCGACAAATTGATCCGTCAGCTCCACATACCGTCCAGACAGGTTCTCATACCGACAAAGAACCTCCTGTGCGGCGTCGGCGAACTGCTCGACGGGCCGCACAATTCCTGAGGCGGCCCACTTCGCCAACTCCTCTATCGCGGCCTGTTCCTTGGCCGGGTCTCCATCAGGCGCGTCAACGAAGCCATCGATCACGCGCCGCACAGCATCGGTTGCAGCGCTGGCTTCGCAATCAAACCACTCGCCACACTGGCGACAGCTGGATAGGGAATCATGGGCGGCAGACTCGATTGCGGTCGCCCGGTTGAATGGACCGAACGTCTCCACGATCGAGACAGAAAACCCGCTGCCGGTTTCTAGGGCGGCACGCCTGACGTCCGGCCTGGCCGAAACGCCGATTTTCACAAGTCCCGATATGGACTTCATCACGTAGACAAACTGCTTCACGGCTGCTCTTTCATTCTGAGAAACAAAAAAACCGTTACTAGGACGGTTTGCTTGGCGGCCACTGTGTGGCTCTGGTGTGGGTTCCCCCATCGGACTTACGCCTGCTGGGGCGCTGGGGGGATGCCGTTCGCTGACCAGCTCCGCAGCTTGTGGCGAGACATTCCCGCGCGCCTGTCCCGCAGCGCGCGTCCCGGCTGGTTCGGGCGCAAATGAAAAAGCCCCGACTGCGGGAGCAATCGAGGCCCCGGGTTGGGCAAGGCCCAGGATTCACCTATCGTCTTTGGTCGGACTCGTTGACGGTTCCGGCGCTGATCCCAGATTGTTGCAGCGAGTCCCTACGGCGTCACGCTGAACACAGCAGCTTTCGCATCACCATCATCAGAGCGGGCCGGGCTTGATTCCGGCTCGGCTATTGCACGCTTCGGGACGCAATGCCCTCTGCCGCCGAACTGCGATGCGCTTCCTTCAGCGCCGCCGCTCTGATGATGGCCCTGATTTTCAGGGCGTGGCTATCCATCGCATGCTGCCTGAGCCGCTACGGGCTGCACTCAGGGCAATTGACGGATAGGTGGTGGGCTGGACTTTGTCGCTGCGTACCACGGGCGCATGCTAGCACACTATGTCAAGAGTGGCAACGACTCCTGGTTTCTGCGCCGGCGCGGCTTGCGCAATCCGTGAGGAATTTGAACAGTGCCTTGGACGACTCGCCGCCAGGCGCTGCAGCCAGGCCTGGGTGCTCGCGGCACTTCCCGCAGGCGCGCTCGGACTTCGCCTGCAGGCCAGTGCCGTGGCAGACCTTGCAGCGCGGGTCCAGCCAGTACAGCAGGATCGCGGCGGCCAAGCTGTTGTCGTGCCCGTCCATGCGCAGCTTGATTTCGAAGTCGCGCGTCACTTCGGGTAGGGTCTTGAGCGCGGCGAAGGCCTTCTTCATCTCGGCCTCGTATCGGGATTCCAGCTTCTCGCGCGCGGCCTTCATGCTGTCGGCAGTGACCTTCTGGATGACGGCCGGGCGATCCTGGCCGTGCACCCGCTTCGTCCCCGGCTCGAACTTCACCCGGGCCTCGGCTGTGATCGCGCGCTTCGTGGGGCGCACGGGGATCTTGATGCCCCAGCGCTCTGCGCCGTCCCACTCGGCCTGCAGGCGCATGAGGGCGGCGCCGAACCTGGACTTGCACCAGCCGGCGGCGATCAGCAGATCCGCGTCGCCGCGCACATGGGCCTCTACCCTCAGGCTGGATGACTGAATGGAGCTGGCGTAGCGCTCTTGCGTGGTCATGGCTTCGGTCATTGCTGGCTCTCTTTCTTCAGTTGCTCATCAGACGCTGGACAGTCACGTTCAGCGCGTCGTTTTCATCCATCTTCATGACGGACCACATGTGGCGGCGGCCGTGCCATCCGTTGTGGCTTCCGGTGTGGCAGTCGGGGCACAGGGCAATGCAGCTGTACTGGTTGCCCTGCTTGGTGTGGTGGGCCTCACTCGGCCCGGGCGCATCGCAGACGCTGCATGGCAGCTCTTTGACGCGGCCGAGGTGCGCGCGCTCCTTGGCGTTGAGTTTGTTTAGCATCAGAACTCCTCCACAGCCCAGCCGCCGCCGTCCTTCTTGGCCTTGGCCTTGATGGCGACGAATCGGAAGGGGTAGAGGTCGGCGGCGACCTTGATCTTTGCCCTGGCGTCGTCCTGCCAGAAGCCCTTGACCTCGTGGCACTCCATCACGCCATCCGCGCTCATCACGGCGAAGTCGGGCGTGTAGAAGGTGTTGTCGGCCAGGCGCAGCTTGATGCCCTCGAACTTGTGCCACTGGATCAGGCCAGCGTGCTGCTGCCCGCTCAGGTGCTTGGCGTAGGCCTGCTCGGTCTTGTTCATCTGTCCGGTCTTGAGCCTGCCCAAGGCGTACATGGCCTTGTTCATCGTTCTTCCTTCCTCAAGCACAGTACCCAGAAGCCCGGCGCGGTGGCCAGGGTGCACACGGCCAATGCCCATTGCTTGCTCGCGCAGGCGGCCAGGACGATGAATGCAGTGCAGATGCAGTACGCGGTTTTCATGCTCATGCCTCCCATGCCAGTTTGGTTTCGCGCCAGTTGCGCTGGCGGACCTCGCCAGAGAATGGCGATTCGCCGAAGATCTGGCACAGGCGCGAGAAGTCAGCCCAAGTCATGCCCTCGTGGCCGCTGGTTTTGACGAAATGCGGAGCCTGGCTGTCCAGCATGTCCGGGTCGTCATCCAAGATCGCGTAGTTCGTCACCTCGACGTGGTTGTCCAGCCAGTGCTGGATTTCTGCGCCGCGCGGCCCGGCCAGGCTGGGCGTGCGGTCGATGATCGGCAGGTCAAAGGCTTTGGCCACATCCTTGAAGTTGTGCGTCAGGCGCCAGGCGCTCGACAGCACTACCTGGATGCCCGACGAGTCGCACAGGCGCTGCAGCAGCTTGATTGCCACCCAGTCGAATGCCTCGGTGTGCGTCAGTTCATGCGGGAAGCCGCCATGGGCCACGCATGTGCGGGTGCTGTTGAGCACGCCGTCAATGTCGAGAAACAGAACCCGCATCACTTCCCCTCCCACAGGTCGTAGAACGTCACGCCAAGCTCGGACGCGGCATAGGCCTCCACCCGGGTGCAGAACTCGGAGAACTCGGCGGTGGTCAGGTCGGTGCTGCTCTTGCCGACGACTTCGCCGTTAGGCAGTTCTTTGACGCCGATGAATTTCCTCTTCATGAACTCGTGCCAGGTCTCGGCGTCGTACTGCTTGCCGTTGACGACTGCTTGCGCAGCCACCTGGGCCAGCACGCCCTGGCCCCAGTACCGCTTGTTCTGGGCCTTGGTGCGCTTGCGGCGCGTGACGGTAAGCACCCAGCGGCCGGAGCCCTGGAGAACCTGTTTCAGGAATGGGAAAAGCTGTGCCTTGATGGCGACCCAGGCCTGCTGCCGGCTGAACAGCTCGATTTCGAGGCGGTCAGTCATGCCTGATCCCCCTTCCCCGCCTGGGCCTGAGCTGGGTTGCTGCAGTTCTCCCTGTGGTCCTTCGACCGTTTGCAGCGCTTGTCGCCGCAGGCCGGGCACAGGCTCATGCGCGAGCGGAACGGGCCATTCGCAGCCAGATCGCAGGCCTCGCACCAGCACCCCGGATCTTTCCAGGACGTGGCCAGCCTCCCGGCCCGCACCATGTCGGCCAGCTCGTCGCGCGCCAGGATGGTGTCCAGCTCTGCCATGGCTCGGCGTGTGTACACGGCAGCGTCCAGCAGTTCTTCATACTGGTGCTGCAGCCACTGGCGCAGTTCCAAGGGGTTTTCAGCCACCGTCGTGCCGTATTTGGCAATTCCCAGGGCCTGGCGTTGCGCGATGTCGGCACACACCAGGGCTTCGATTCCAGTTGCGGTCATGCTGCAGCCCTCCCCTGCTGTACGCGCGCACCCAGGCCAGCGAACGGGCTGGCGTAGTCCTTCCATGCCCGGCCGGCGCGTATCGATTTGATGAGGCTCAGGCTGACCCCGTACTCGGTGGCCAGCGCTGCACTGGTCTTCGCGGACAGACGGATGTCGCGCGCCTTGCCTTCGTTGAGCTTGGCGCCAGGCGCAGCGCGGCGAGCCTTGGCTACCTTGGCGCATCGGTCAATGCTCGAATACGCTCCAGCCTTTGCGGCGGCCTCGGCCACCTTCTTGACGGTCGAGAGCCGGACGTGGTCCGGATTGCAGCAGCACTTCTCGCCACAGGTCACGACCACAGGCTGGCGTGCCGCAGGAGGTGTGCCCTTGATGCCGGCCACCACACGGCGCACCAGCAGGCAGGGGCCAGCACCGCGCTTCATGATGGGATAGCCACTATCGCTTGTGGCGCCTTGCCAAATCCAGCAGTCGCCCACTTCCTCGCAGCGGGCCTTGATCTCATCCAGGGTGATGACGGTGCTCATGCTGCGCCTCCGCTCGACAAAGCGAATGCCAGCACAAGGAGCCACACGGCCAGGGCCAGCTGCCACCAGGTCCTGCGTTGGCGCGCTTCTCGCTGCTCAGGCGTCATCTGGCACCAATCACACAGATCCTCGCCTTCGCGATCCACAGGGTCCCAGCACTCTTTGCATCCGTGCTTCATGCTGCGTCTCCTGTCTTGGCTGCGGCCTGGGGCGCTTTCATGAGCCGACCTTCCTGTTCCATGGCGCTTGCCATGGCAGAAGCCGATTCCGTCGCCTCTTCAAGCGTCTGTGCTGCCCTGTCGAACATCTCAGCGGCTTTTTGGCGGCGCATGGATGCCATGGCGGCATCGATGGCATCGTCAAGCGCAGGGCCGTAGTTCTCGCTCATCGAGTGACCACCACAATGGATAGAGTCCCGCCCGATCTTCACCGTGTAGTGAGCGCCAGTGCGGATGTAGTCGTAGCGCGCAGCCTTTGGCCGCAATTCATTGATCTGTTCGTCCAGTTGCCAGATAGCTTCGTCGCGCGCCTCGATGCCGTCGATGGGGTGCGACGGGTCGATCTCCAGCCGTGCGCGCAGGGCCTTGTTCTCTGCGTCCAGCGCCTCGATGCGTTCCTTCGCGGCTTCCACGCACAGGCTCTCGTGCTGGACCGTCATCTTGAGTTCGCGCACCTCTGCGTCCAGGCGGCGCAGGGTGGCAGCGGTGCGCTCGTAGTCGTCCCAGGCCTGCTGGTTGTACTCTCCGGCCGACTCGCGGCAGGAGCCGAGGTGCGTTTGCATGGCCATCTGGAAGCGTGCCAGGCGCTGGGTCTCGCTCTGTGTCTCTGTCTTGCTCATGCGGCCTCCGGAGTGCTGATGGGGCGCAGGGCCGAATCGCGGACCACGCCGTAGGTTGCCGCGCGCTGCCAAAAGATCGCGCCCCCAACCCCTAACGGTGCCTGGGCAGGCTTGTCCAGCTGAACGACCCACTTGGCCACGTCCGCTCCAGCCCCGATGTTCCATTGACCATCCGGCAGTCGGAATCGCTTTTGCGGCGCGCGGTGCAGAACCGTCAGCGTCCGCCCGTCGCCCTCGGTGTTCGTCCCTTCGACAACAGCCCTATCGCCGGGCTTGCAGTTCAGTTGTGTCTTGCTCATTGCCCCACTCCTTTGTTGATCAGTGAAAAGTGCCAAACCCCAAACTTGTCTGCGTCCTTTGCCTCTGGCCTGACGCGGCCTTGGCGGACTGCCCTCTCTGCTTCGTTCTGGTCCACTGCTGTGGTCTTGCTCTGGTGGACGGTGTAGAAGCCGAAGCCCTCGCGGTAGCGGAGGACTGCTCCATTGCGCAGTTGGTCGATTAGGGTCATTGCGCGGCCCTCCCGCGATGGCTTTCCCATGTGAAGGGGATGACCTTCCCGCCGTCCTCGCGGATGCGATCCATGACGCGCTCGCCCAGGAATCCAGCGATCTCCTGCTTGGTCAAGTTGGACAGGAACAGCGTGGGGCGGCGCCGCTCGTACCGCTCGTTGAGCACGTCGAACAGCGTGTTCTTCTCGAAGTCGCTGCCGAACTGCACGCCTACCTCATCGAGGATCAGTAGGTCGGGCGACACCAATGCGGCGATGGCCTGGGACTCGCTGACTTCGGAGCCCTTCACCCATGTGTCCTTGATGCTCCGCATGGCGCGCAGGACAGTGATGAACAGGACGGATGCCCTGTGCTGGCGAATGGCGTGCTGCCCAATGGCGCAGGCCAGGTGCGATTTGCCAGTTCCGGGCCGGCCCAGGAAGATCGCGCTGCGGCCCGTCTTCATGATTGCGGCGAAGTCCTCTGCATACCTCGTGGCGAAGGCCAGGGCGGCGCGCTGCTCGGGCGTCTGGGCTTCGTAGTTCTGCAGAGACTTCGACGTGAAGCGCTCAGGGATTCCAGCCCGGTCGATGGTCATCCACATCGACGCCTCGTAGGCCTGGCGCATCGACTCGCGCTTCTCCTGCTCTTCAGCTTCCTCGCGCTCACGGCGGCACTCAGGGCAGCCGGCAAAGCGGTCGCGAAACAGGTGGCGGGCTTGGTAATCTCCGTGCTTCTCGCATGTGCGGGGCTCGAATCGTGGCTCGGCATTGCTCAGGGCAATGGCGATATCAGCCGATTTGTCTGCCAGGGATTGGATGGACTTCATCACACGCCCTCCACGCCGGAGCCGTAGTCCCGCTCGGAGAAGTTCTCCGGCTTGGGCATGCGCTGCCCAGTCGCCCGGACATTCGATCCTTCGCGGTTGGCGTACCAACTCGCCTTAAACCCTTGCCAACCAGCGGAGCAGCAGTAGGCGATGGCGTCGTTCAGCGAGATGCCGGCGTTGCTCGCCTCGGTGGCGATGCCCTTCAGCGCGGTGTCCGTCAAAGGAGCGCTCTTGGCCTTGCGCAGTGCGATGAAGTCGGTCCAGACCTTCTGGTCCACGTCATCAGGTCGGGCTGCCTCGGTGGTAGCGCTGCGCTTGCGCGGCGCCTTGTCTTCAACCGGAGACGGAGACGGAGACGGAGACGGAGACGGAGACGGAGACGGAGACGGAGACGGAGACGGAGACGGAGACGGAGACGGGGCACAACCAGAATCTGCCAGTGGTGTGCCAGTGGCACTTTTTGGCAGATCGTTGGCACTGTCTTGGCTTTCCTGGTGCTTGCCAGTGGTGTTGCCATCAGCAGCGAAGCCGATGCGCTTGGCATACTCAGGCATCAGGCGGGCAGCCTCCTGGCGTCCGTGTTGCTTACACACGGCAGCCCAGCGGCTCTTCTCGGAGCGCGCATCGGCGCCAGCGGCCCATGGGTTGTGCTCTTGCCAGTCATGAACCTTGCGCGCGCCTGCTTCGCCATCGATGAAGCCGACTTCAACCAGTGCGCTGATGAACGATCCTTCCTCGCCATCGAAGTCGATGGACAGCTCCAGGTCTTCATCGGACAGGCCGGACAGATCGCCATCGCTGCGGTTGGATGCCACCCACAGGAACAGGCGAACCAGATCCCACGCGCCGGCCTTTCCCAGTCGGCGGATGAGCTTCTTGGTTTTCGGATGGCTGGGCAGCAGAACTGACAGCCTCGCATCAAGTGACATTCGATTCCTCTTGTGCGCTGGCCCGGTGAGGCCATAAAATGCGCATGTCTTTCGAAACTCGTCTGAATCCCGGGTGCAACCGAGACCAGACACAAAGATCGCCTGCCGCCTAACAGCCGCAGGCTTTTTTGTTTTCCTTTCTCATTCGGAACTCGAAGAGCGGTTTTCCGTTACGCGAAAGTTCATTGGGGTGCACGGTCGAATTCCTTCAGGCCCAGGCTGCGGCCAAGGACACGCATGTCCAGGGACGCGGATGCGAGGCGCAGGATTGCGTCATCGAGAGAAAGCCCATGCTCTCGGGCATAGGCTTCCAGCTCTCGGTATTGGGGTTCTGACAGCTCGGCATTGAGCTGCAGGTGTTGCTTTGCGTCGGCCACACGGGTTCCTCCGTTACGGGCAAGTCACGCGTCTGCGTGTCGCATTTGCTGGCCATCCAGACCAGAATTCCCCGCATGACGACGCCATTGCAAAGCCTCCAGTGCCAATTCGAGAATCAGCGGGGAAACCTGCTTGCGAGCCCGCGCGGCCTCCTCCATGAACAGAGCGCGCTGCTCGTCGTTGGTGGACAGGTTGAAGCGGTGCTTGCGGATGTCAGCGGGATCGGCGTACATGGTTGTTTGGACCTCTCTAGGGTTTGTTTTTCGGGACGGGTATCAGAAATGGGTGCCTGCCGCCTCTCGGGCCAGAATGGGAGCTTCCACACAACCATTCCCGAGAGGGGCAGACATGAAACGAGATATGGACCTGATCAGGCGCATCGCTCTGGTGGTCGCGGATATGGAATTCGGGAAATCGCTGGCGCACATGCGCGACGAGGACGTGGACGATGGGACGTTTTCCACGCACGTGATCTGGATGCAGGAGGCGGGCTTGATTTCTGCAACGGTGCAAACCGTGATGTCCGCCGCGCCGCCACACGTGAGAGTGCATCGCTTGACTTGGGCGGGCTGCGAATTCGTGGACGCGATACGCGACGACACGCTTTGGCAGAAGGCAAGAACGAACGTGCTCAGGCCGGGCATGTCATTCACCTTCGACGTGCTGAAAGAGTGGCTGAAAACCGAAATCAGCCAGGGCCTTCCGACCGTGAGGGCTCTTGGCCAGTAGGCTGCAGAGGTCCATCGCGGAGGCGAGTTGCCCGGCCTTGGCTGTGTCGCCCAACATCGCCACGTGCGACGCTGCATGTGGGAACGAGATGTCGGAGCCAGCGCAGACAAAAAGGCCAGCGGCGAAATCCGCCAGGGACAACGCGAAAGCCTGCTGGTCGCCAGCGCGCGCAGCAGCCATATCCACGGCAGGTCGGTCGATCTTCATGCGGCCTCCTTGCGCTGGCGGGGCGCGCGGATGCGCTTCGCAGCATTCGAGATGCGGCCCACAACACCCATCACGCGGTCAGCCGTCGCCTGGGGCAGGTCTTCTGGCCACTGGTAGATGGTTTGCACGGCGCGATAACCCATCGCTTCGGCAGCCTTCCTGGGCGTGCCGCCTAGCAGTTCGATAGCACGATCTTTTTTCATGCCTCATTGTAAACATATTTACAAGAGATGAGGCAAACGAATTTACACACCCGGGTTTAAGGTGCGCCATGCTTTACGGTGAACGCCTGCTACAGGCCATGCAGAAACGGTCGGCCACGCTGGGCCGCGACATCACGCGCAAAGATGTTGCAAAGGTTGCTGACACAAGTGTTCAGAACATCGGCATGATCATCACCAACTCCAAGGGGACCGATCAGAAGCTGCGCACCGAGGCGCACGAACGGGTGGCCTCCTATCTCAAGGTGAATTCCAGGTGGCTTCTGACGGGCGATGGGGAGATGGAGCAGGCTTCGGCCATCAATGCTCCATCAGAGCTAACACCTGCTGCCATCGAGATTGCGGTCTTGTTTGACATGATCCCTGCATCGGACAAGCTAAGTCGCGCCAAAGCGTTCAATGCTGCCAGCACTGCAATCATGCAAGTGCTGCAAGACGCAGCCTCCAAGCCGTAAGCATCTCTTCGCTTGGGAAGACGAGGGTTTTCACGCCCTTCCTCGTCAATTCACGTACAGCCTCTTCGACCTCCGGCTCGCCCTCCCCCGCGCCGCGCACCCTGACGAGCGTGCGCTCTTCAGGCTGGTCTAAAAGTACTGTGTTTTTATACATGCACCGATCATAGCTGGGCAGTGCTTGGCGGCACAAGCTGAATTTGCCGCCCTCAAAACCCCTCAAGAATGTAAATTCATCTACAAATACTTTGCAGCTTTCATGTAAACGTGTTTACAATGACCCATCGCAGCAACAAACGCCCCAGGGCGGCTGCGGTGGGTGTCACGGGATCGGCCGGGCATCGACGGCTCCATAACAACCAGCTGGATGAACAGGCGCACTTGTTGAAAGCGCCCTGCCCCGTGGATCTGTCGGCAGAAGCAAAAGACAGGTGGCGCGAGAACCAACACTCGCGAGCCGGGCCCAGCTGGGGCTAGATCAAAAACGCGTGCTGGAGCCCGCCAATTCCGTCGAATTCGACAGAGTTGGAGCATCGGGGAGATGCCAGCCGTCCACCCTGAACGACATCAGGGGAAAGACCAAAGCGCATTCGCCGAGTGCGCTTCGTTTTTTCAGAAAGGGAAATCATGAAAGAAACACTGGCTGCCCAGATCGCGCAGCTGACCATGAAGCGAGAGCAGAACAAGCTGGAGCTCTTCGAGAAAGAGGCGCTTCGGCTGCGCAACAAGGAGCTGTTCTTTGTGCATGGGGAATCGATCCCTGTGGAGCAGCGAATAGCGCTGGACAGCGAGATTGCGCATCTCGAAGCCGACCGACAGCGCACGAAGGTGGAGCTGCTCAAGCTGAAGAGGCAGGCCATGGAAGTACGCGAAACGAAGCTGATCAGCTGCTTGATGGAGTCGCTGACAGCCCACGGCCTGCAGAGCGAGATAGACAAGGCGCGCGCTGCAGCTGATGACGCGCTTTCCCATGCTGGGCTGTTCGAGGCCTACAGAGCAAATCTATGACCGCTCGCCCCTGGCGCACAGGGGAAGAAACAAAGGCGCCATGACCCGTCGCGGCGCCTTTGGTTTTTCAACAGGAGCAGATATGACGCCAGAACAGAAGTTGAAGCACGCAATCCTGCTGCTTGCCGCCAAGTGGAAAGACATCACCCTGGCCGCTGATACAGAGATCACCGTCGAGAACGTGGATGCCCTCTACGAAGAGCACGACGAGGGCGGAATGCTGCAAGACGCACGCAGCGAGCTCCGCAGCACCGGCGAGGAAACCGGCCTCAGCGCACCTGGATCGCGCAACTACGAGACCGAGGCGGTCGCCAAGCAGATGCCAGACGGCTCCTGGGTCGGCTGGACGCACTACTACGGCGGCGGCAAGCACAGCGATCCCAACGCAATCCCGTGGATGGAGGACGCCTACGACCTGACCTGCACAGAAGAGCAAATCACGGTGACGAAGCGGACGTTCGCAAGAGTCCCGGCCTGACCCCTCCCCAGGCTCGTAGCCGGGGCACACCAAGGAGATGAGAGATGAACGATAGGAAGATGGTGAAAGGCCTCATGCATGACTTTGCATGGGCCCGTGACGACGGGAAGTTCTTCCAGCACATCGATGACAACGGCGGCTGGCCAGTGGGCTTTAAGTACGTCGGCTTCGAGCACACCGATGAGCGAGCCGCTGGTTTCACGAACAGCAGAACGAACAGCGGCTGGTGGACTGTTGTGGCGAGCAGCGACGACTACTACATGTGGAAGCTGTCTCCCGATGCCGTGCGCCGAATTATCGAAGGCGTTTGGCGCAACGCGACGGTCTCGGTGAACCGCGCAGCGCTGACCATGAGGAACAGCATGGACAGCCCCACATCGTTCTACACGAACCCCTGATCCCCCGCCCTGGCAAGCCCAGGGCCCATCACATCTGCAACTGGGTCCCTCGGGATAGTGCTGCAGCTCTGCCGGTTGCAGGTGTGATGGTTTCCAGCCGCGCGCGCACCGGAGATGGATTGATCGCAAGCGATTTGCGCGCAACACGCGGCTTTTTCTGCCCAGGCCCTGAGCACCGCTCCGGGCCTTTTTCATTGGCCTGCGGGCCGCAAGGAGGCTTCTCATGGGTCTTTCTTTTGTGAACATCCACGGCCAGCGAATCAGCGAGCCGCGACTCGATGCCATGAAGGCGGAGAGCCTGGAGATCGAGCGCAAGCGGCGCGCGGCGAACAAGGCGGACCAGGTCTCTGTGCACAAGGGGTGGCGCGTCACTGGCGTGGCTCCGGGCCTGCTGGATGATGCGCGCGCAGCTCACGAACGACTGCAGGCCATGGCCCGCAAGGCAGGCGGCAAACCGATTGAGGACTTCGATCAAGTGGCATGGCAACGCAATGCCAAACGATCTGCAGTGCGGAGCAAGCCATACGGCGTGGAGTCGGCGGCAAAGCAGTGTGCTGAGCTGGCGAGCAAGGCTGGATGGCTCGACGTGCAGATACAAGAGATCAAAAAGGTGGTTGCATGAACGCCCGCCCCCCATGCCTCGCCAGCCGAGACGCTGATGCTCTTGCCGCGCGCGAGAGCGAGTACGACGCCGAGGACGCTGCTCTTGATGCCTACACCCGAGAGCACTACGGCCCGCCGTGGGCGCCTGAGTTCGTGGAAGAGGCGCTACACAAGGCGCCGTTCGCCACGGCAAAGAAGATCGCCAGCGCAGGCCACTACATGGCCATCTGCAGCGCCATTGACGACTGGCTGCGCGACTTCGCCACACAGTGCGCACGCCGCGACATGCAGGAGGCCCGCAATGCTGCCTGACGCCGCAACCGTGGCCCGCCACCCTGCGCTGGCCGAGTTCGCCCTGCGCGAGCAGCAGGCCCGCATCGCCGCCCTGGTCGAAGCCTGCAAACGGCTGGACGACTGGTGGCATGCCTGGGCCGCCCCTCTCCCATACGACGAAGAGGTCGAACGCGCTGAATGGGACGAGTGGCAAGCCGTCCGGCGTGCGATGGCCGCCGCCACCCAACACCCCCAGAACCCGCCTCTACCGGCGGGTTTCGCCTTTCAGGAGCCACAGCAATGCAACGAGTGACCCCGGCAGAGCCCTTCAATCCAGACCCCGACGCCCGCTACCTGCGCGAGTGCTCGACCCCCGGCCCGGTCTACGAGCCGGAAGCCGATGGCGTGCCAGGCGGCTGGCTGCTCGCTGTGCTGGCCGCCCTGCTCCTGCTGGCCCTCACAGGCTGCGGCCAGGCCGGAGCACAGGAGCCCCAGCCTACGGCGCAGGAGCAGCGCATTGCGCGCGGCGCGGCCCGGGCATGCGAGGGCCTCACCCCGGTTTTTGATAACGGCAGCTTGGTCTGCCTCAAGGAGAGATGA